AACAGCAATTGATTTTACCATGATTATATCATGAGAAGCAATCCTCATTATTTGTTCGATAACAGGTTCGTTGCCTTTATGTTCATCTTCAAAATAATCTAAAATCTCATCCTCATGTTTATTATAAAATGGAACATTAGTAGTTTGGTTAGTCATTGCGTTATGTTGATCGCAACCACTATCCTTATAACTGTTTAAAAAAATACTTTTAAAATCGTCAAAGGAATAAATTTCTCTAAGTTCTTCTTTTGCTGTTTTTTGTTTGGCCATTTATCCGAATGTTGAATCAGGTTCTAAAGCAATAAAGTAAGTTAAATCGTGTTGAGTGTTTTGAAACTTGGATAATAATTTAGAAGAAACTGCTACATCATATGGGCCTGGAATAATTTTAATATTCTCTACCTTAAAGTTGAATGTGAATACCTTTTCAGTTTCACCAACATCAACAGAATAACTATTTGACGTATCATTCTTCTTATCACGCACCACAAGTTTAACAACACCTGCTTCACCAACAACACAAAAATCAGGAAGTTGATAAACGGCAGCTGCTTTCAATAACTTTTCTAATGAACTAGTATCCAACTTGAATTGAACATCATCAGAAGGAAGTTCAATTGCTTTATCAGGTGGAGAAATAATTACATTAGGATCTGCGTAGAAGTATTTAACTTTTCTCTTTCCTTCACGAATAGTTAAATAAGAATCTTCTTTAAAGTCCATCTCAGGATCTTGATGAAGACTTAATCCATTTAGGAATTGATTCAGATCATAAACTGCAAAGTCACGTGGAAACTGTTCATCCACAACTGCTTCTGCAAGAATGTTTTTTGCAACAGAAATAGTACGAAGTTTATCTCCTTGCTTTACAAGGATTGAATTATTAATTCCTGCGAAATTTTTAAGAATAGTTAGAGTGTTATCAGATAGTTTCATAATTAAGGCATTTGATCAAATGATCCATCACTAGAAGATGGTTTACCATAGTGTCCGTCAAAGTGTAGTAATAGCATAGCATAATGTATGACTTTTAACAAGTCTTTTTTATTCTTTCCGTCTTTACTTCCATACCTACTACCATACTTTAGTACGTTTGCTTGACAGAATTCTGATGCTATATCTCTTGCAGCCATCAAGTCTATTGTTTGAACATTGCGGAACTCATGTTCTTTTCCAGTATAATGTCCATTATATGTACTAGAGACATATTCTTCAATATCTTTTAGAATCTCTTCCTCATGATATTTGTATTGATGATTTCTCTGTGGTTTGTAATCCATAATCATGTCTTTATATGCTTGTTGTGTCCAACCATCATTGTATGGTGAGGTTGCATTTATATGCAGATTTGCTTCGTCTGGAGTCATGTCTGCATAAGATGGGAATGAGAAATGATGAGCATACTGATCATCAACATCAGCTAGATCTATAGAACCAGCTGATTCCATACCTATGTACATGTCTTCATAATCAAGTCCATCATTAAATTGTGGATCTGCAGTATTTCCTGATCCAACATAAACTGATTTTACTCCATCTATATTTTCAATAGTAATACCACTATCGTCTAATTCTTTGTCTTTATCTTTTTTCATGGGATAATCCTTATCAAATGTTCCACTTAGAATTGAGGCCGCTAGGCTCCATGCGTTAACCATAACAAAACAAGAAATTTTTTACAAGACTTTCTGATTTATCAGCACCGAATTGACCTTTCAAAAATCCTGATACAGGATCAAGTTTAGTCATGTAGGTATCAAAGTCTTTGTAACTACTACTCTCATAGCCACTGGGTTTCTCTAATTCTACCATATCTTTGTACTTAGTCAAGTATTTTTTGAACATATCTACATGTTCATCTACTTCAGACATGGTACACTTAGCAATGTATATGTTCTTTGAAAAATGATTACCAATCTCAAAGAACCTATACTCTCCTTCATATACAGGTAAATCCTCTACAGAGAAAAGATAGTTATCTACAGGATGTTGGAAGTCAAAGACAATAATGACTTTCTTATCAGTAAATCCCATAAGATCCATACCAAAACATGGAAGGTTACTGCCTGTCTTAGGATAGATGATGTTGTTGTAGATACAAGATACTTCACTCCAGATTTCTACCTCCCTTGATTTAATAAAGTATGGATGTGTGTATAGGTTAGCAACTAGTTTAGTTTTTTTGCCTTCCCAATTAGCCCATTCGTAGTTCCTAACCATATCTGGAAAGGTATCGAATAGAGCATCTTTATAATTTTTCCAAAGATTCATCTGCTTAAAAATAAAATTAGACCACGAAAGAACATAGAGAAATAAATGATCAGATAAACCCATAGTACCGTCATACAAATTCGGTTCTCTAGATTACCCCTACGATACTTAACTGGAGCAGGATTGTTCCAGTTAGATCGCATATAGGTGTTAGGATCAATTCTGTGTTTCATCTACAGTTTCTTCTGCATTGAAATCAACATTAGCATCTACCTTATCATACAACTCTAAGAAAGATTGCTTTGTTTCATCATCAAATCTATTTACACAGACCTCGATTGCTTTCTCTTTCTTACCAAAGATAGCATATGCACGAACGATATGTACTAGACGACGTGTGCTAATAACCTCTTCAACACCACCATCATAAAATGTTTTACGGATGATGTCTGCCCAATCTACAAGTCTCTTAAAGAAATCTGTATCATCTACACCAAGGGTTGCAGCAACATTATGAAGAATCTTTTCTTCTGACTTTACTGCGGGGTAGGATTGTTCGAAGGTAACTGGGAATCTTTCGAGGAATGCTTCGTTGAGCACGTTAGTTCCAATAAAGCGTCCGTCGTCTGAACCTTTACCCTTAGTATTTGCGGTGGCGAATATGTTGAATCCTCTGGCGGGTCTAACGAATCTGCCAATTTTCTTAAGGAAAATTCCATTTCCCTCAAGGATGCTCTGAAGGCAGAGAATTTTGTTAGAGGCAAGGTCGATTTCGTCAAGGAGCAATATAGCTCCTCGTTCGAGGGCTTCAATGACTGGGCCATTGTGCCATACGGTTTCACCATTAACAAGACGGAAACCGCCAATAAGATCATCTTCATCAGTTTCAATAGTAATGTTTACACGAATAAGTTCTCTCTTAAGTTGAGCACATGCTTGCTCTACACCAAAGGTTTTACCGTTGCCTGATAAACCAGTAATGAAAGTAGGATAAAATAACTTAGAACTAATAATCTTTTTAAGGTCGTTGAACGAACCAAACTTGACGAAAGTATCATCTGTAGTAGGAATAAGGTTTCTTGGTGTTGCAGGTTCCACTGATGGAGCACTAAATGATTTCTCGATGTTCTTAACATCTTTCTTAGTAACTGTAAGATTCCACTTACCTTTACCAACTTTGTATTGTGCAATCTTGCGAGTGACAGTAGCATAAGCAATGTCGTTCATAGCACAGAATGCACGAACTTCTGGAGTGGTGAACTCAGTGCCGAACTGTTTCTTCAATCCGTCAAATGCTTCTTGTTCAGTCATCTTTAATTCAAATGGAGCAGTCATAATGTATTTGTTTCTATATGGCTATTGTAATGCATATAGAGTAACAAAAAACATATTATGTGCCACTTTTTATACTGGTTTCAAAATCCTTAAATGATGATTGACATTGACCTGTATTCTCTTTTGCATCATACTTATCATATCCCTTTATCTTTTTCCATTCATTATAAAATGCACCTAATACCCAAGCCTGAGATAATTGTTTAGGCCCATTCTCTAACAGTTCAAGATGACGTTTGTTACTTGTATACTGTTTGTATTCTTCTCTCCAGTTGGAGTCATCATAAGGTTGTTGTGTCATTAGTTTTTACCGTAACTGAAAACTTTTCCTTTGATTTGAGATTGACCTTCTGGGTTTTTTCTCTGTGGTCTGAATTTTCCTACACCTATTCCTTTTGTTTTAGGGCCAAGACCACCTTTTCTTGTTGCGTGTAGTGTAGCAGTTTTTTTAGTTTGTGTCAATACGGAATCCTGACCATACTTTTTACCTAACTTCTTGACTTCTTTCTTAAACTTTCTCTTACCCATCTTACCACGATCTATAGCAAAACTTTTCTCCTTTACCTTTCTGCTCTTTCCTGTCTTTTCATCTTTCTCATCATATGATCCTTTCAATTTAGTAGGGCCTCTACCAAATTTACCACGAATATCTTTTTGTAATTGTTTTGCTCTTGCTTGATTTTGTTTTCTAGATAAATTACCACGATCAGCAGACATTGTAGCGATACCACTCTTATCTGATTTACTTTTTATTCTAGAGAGGCTACTCTCTTGCATAAATTCTTTGAATGTCTTCATTGTTCTTGTAATTTCTCTACAACCGTTTTTGCTTGCATTGGTGCAACATCACCGAGTCCGTTTGCATCGAACCAAGGTGCACTTTCCCAATCAAATCCTTCACCAAACGTATTATCAGGTGCCATAACATACCAATGACACTTAGCGTCAGGTATATCTACAGCACAAACTGCCCAATCATCTGCCCACTGTGGTACTTGAACATACATCACAGGTAGATGATTAGCAAACAATGAAAGTATGAAAGAGAAGATAATCATTTTAGTTCTCCGTCTGCCGAAGATCTTTTCTTTCTTTTTCTTTGTGGTGCTTTAGCAGTGCTATTCCAAAGATTAGGTCTCAATGTACCTTTAGATTGTTTCAACCATTTGAATTCCTTTTTATATTTGTCATAGTAATGATCAAATATATCTACTGCCTTCTGTGCCATAGCAATATCATGTACAAGATTACCTTCAACCTCATACTGAACTACGTATGCAGTATAGGGTAACTTAATATTGTTATGCTTTTCAAGGTCACATTTCTCATGTATTACTGTAACACTCATGATCTACCACCCCATTCAATTTGTGGGTATGCTTCAGTTACACATGCTTTAGTAATCTTCCAACGCTTACCAATTTGTTTATCTTTTGCGAGACATAATACTTCTGCTTCACCAGAAGATAATCCCTCCAACATCTGTATAAACATCATCTCTCTTTTGTTTTGAGATACGTTAGATCCACCTTTAAAAAAGTGGTGAAGCAATCTTGCTTCTCTTTCTAATTGAGTATGCTCTGTGCCTGCTGGTGCATCATTAGGTGTGTAAGGAACTTTACCAGGTGGTAGTAGACTTATAATAGAGTCATCAAAATTAATAATAAAAAGCATTCTCAATGCAGGAGTATTAAATTTCTCAAGCAAAGCGATCTTTTCCTTTTTAGTCTTTGCGTTTGATACTTTTTGTAGTACCTCATGCATCAAGAGTTTCATCGTCGTCTTCCTCATTAATAAATTTTACATGAAGCAATTCTTCGTTTAACCAATTTCCTTGTTGGTCATACATTTCTGGATGACTTGCTTCAAAATCATCCTTTGACCACATATAATCGTGGACAAAATCTTTGGCAGTCCAACCTGCTACTATACCGACACATAAAAATATGAATGATGTTGTCGCTGAAAAAAATAAAAGGGTAGTATCTGCCATGTCAACTCCGTATAGTGGTTTACTTATTTTTCTCCCACCTTAACTCAAAGTTGAAATACCATGCACGTTTAAGGAGAGAGAAGTTTCTTTTAATGGTGAAACCTTTAGAAGGTTTCTCATCTGTTGGTTGCTTAGCCCTCCTTAACATGAGCTCTATGCCTTTATTTATAGACAGTTTTTTATTTGTTGACACTTACTAACCCTTCTTTTAAGAATAATTTTGCTGTCTCAACTAAACCACCTATCTCTTTTCCATCAATTATAACATATGGATATGCTTTTACGTGAGGATATGATGTAGTAAAGTCCTCCCTAGTTATGTCAACACCTACCTCTTGAGTTTGGTAATCAACATTCGCTCTTTCACATAGTTTTT